ACAGTGCCTTAAAAAGAAAAAAAGCCCATACAGGGCAAATAAAAGCCGTAACGGTGGGACTTGAACCCCTATAAAAAGAAAAAATCTCGACACATTTAATTGTATCAAGATTAGTAGTCTTATATGGCAAACACTACCTATTTTAATACAATTTCGCACCCCTGCTATAAAAGTTCGCACCCTAGCAGATTTTTTTCGCACCCTTGTATTAAAAATTCGCACCCTTATCGGTAGTTTTCGCACCCTACTTTATGCACTTAATATTATACTATAAAATATGTAAAAACACAATAAAAAAGCCATCCTAATTTAGGACAGCCTCATTCAAATATGCTCTAATTTTTTGACCATTGTAGAACTCGAAGGTAATCGACTTATCTTTATGAACTATCGCTCTTTCAACCATGATCATCCAGATTTCATCATCCCAAATTTCAAGCCAATCAACTCTTCCTCTCAACTCTTCTACAAAAGCCTCAAGTTTAGTAGCTTGACCTAGTTTATAGGATTTCTCACTGAGAACCTTATCTAGATCATTTTTTGTTTTCTCGTATCTGATGGATAATTCAGTGTAGCGAGCCATGTAATCTTCTTGTGATTGAACAGCACTCTTATTTTCCTTTACCATCTTTTTGACTAATTCACTTACCACTTCTATCTCATTTTGAAGTGTAGCGATGCGTTCATCTAATGCACTTGTATCAGTTAAGATTTTAACAACATCTATGGTATCTTCTAACATTTGGTCCTTATTCTTCATTACCAAATTGTAGGCTTTTATGAATAGCTCTTTTATTTCATCTTCAGTAAAGTGTGGCGTTCCACATTTGTCTTTGCCTTTTTTAAATTTACTATTGCATTGATAGATCGCTCTTGCGTATTTACTAGTTGAGTGCCATATCTTTTTACCAAAGAAACCACCACAATCTTCACATACTAATTTGGTAGCAAATATGCTAGTTGATGAATACTTGTTTCCAATTTCCATTCGCCTTTGTAGTTCGGTTTGAACTTGCTCCCAAGTATACTTGTCGATAATTGCTGGGTGGCTATTTTCAACATAATACTGTGGCAACTCTCCTTCATTCTTTTTCATTGAATGTTCTAGGTAATTATCAGTAAAGGTCTTTTGCAATAATGCATCGCCTTTGTACTTTTCATTTCTTAGTATGGAAAGCACCGTATTCTTTTGCCACCTAGTAGATTTTCCACTTGGAGTTAAGACTCCGTTTTCTGCTAGGTATGTAGCAATCGATGTGCAGGTCTTTCCTTCAATTAAGAACATTCGGTAAATCATCTTAACTATAACTGCTTGAGCTTCATCAATTTCAATCTTACCATCTGCTCCTTTTTTATAACCTAGAAAGTTTTTATATGCAAAGCTGACTTTTCCTTCTTGGAAACCCCATCGCTTACCTATTGTAACGTTAGCTGATATGCTTCGTGATTCTTCTTGTGCTATTGAAGCCATAATGGTTAGTACCAATTCGCTTTTAGAATCAAATGTCCACAGGTTTTCCTTTTCAAAGAATACCTCAACACCCTTTGCTTTTAATTCTCTGGTAATTGAAATGGTGTCTAATGTGTTACGAGCAAATCTTGATATTGATTTGGTAATGATTAAGTCTATTTTACCATCGAGTGCTTCCTTAATCATTTTATTGAAACTATCACGTTTTTTTCTATTTGTACCTGTGATACCTTCATCTGCATAAACATCTACATATTCCCATTCAGGATGTTCTTGAATATATTTTTTATAATAAGTTACTTGTGCTTCATAACTTGTGTATTGTTCATCGCTATCCGTTGAAACACGAGCGTAAGCACATACCCTTCTTTTTTGTTTTGATGTAATAGGTGCTTGTGTTAGTGGATTAAGCGTTGATGGTATTATTGTTACTTTTGCCATAATTGTCTCATCCTTTCTAATTCTCTTTCTTTAGCTTTTGCTTTCATTTCAGGAGTCCAAGAATCACTACGAGAATGAATAGACCATGTTCCTCTTACTTCAGTCCCATCCTTATTTAATATATATAAGGACATATCGTTGTTAATGATGATTGCTTTGATTTTGGTTTTGTCGAAGTTTGTAGTTTTTTGTAATTCTTCAATAGTTGCTAGTAATATCTCTTCATCGATTCTTTTACTAGGACATCCATCTTTACCTTTCTTTTGGTAAGTGGCACAAGTCCACATTGTTCTATAAGGTGTTTCTTTTCTTAAATAATTCTTACCACAACATCCGCATTTTATTAGTCCTTTGTATGGGCTTTGATATGGGTGTTCTTTTCTTTTTATGTGGTCGTTTCGTCTTTTGACTTCTTCTTGCACCTTATTCCAAATCTCCATAGTAATGATTGGCTCGTGACTTTCTTCAACATGATATCTAGGTACCTCGCCATGATTTACCACTGTCTTCTTACTGATGTAATCTAGGCGATAGGTCTTTTGAAGTATCAAGTTTCCAGTGTAGTCGTAATTTGAAAGAATTTGTCGAACCGATGAATCACTCCAAGCATATCCATTCCTAGTTTTTAACCCTAATGAATTAAGTTTCTTGGCGATACCTTCTTTACCTAAACCTTCTAAATAAAGATTAAATATCATTCTAACTACTTCAGCTTCTTTTTCATTAACATAGTACTTTGAATCAATTACATCATAACCATAAAGTAATGCTCCCCAAGGTATGCCTTCTTCAAAGTTCTTTTTAATACGCCACTTCATATTTTCTGATACACTCCTAGCTTCTTCCTGTGCTACTGAAGCAAGTAAGGTTAGGATCATCTCCCCTTCGCCACTTATTGAATGGATGCCTTGCTCTTCAAAGTAAACATCAACCCCTAGTGAATTTAACTCTCGAATGGTGGCTAGTAAGGTTACCGTATTTCTTGCAAATCTAGATATGGCTTTTGTTATAATCAAGTCTATTTTTCCAGCTCTGCAATCTTCAATCATTCTATTGAATTCTTCCCTAGTTTCCTTAGTACCTGAAATGGCTTCGTCTGCATAAATACCTACGAAATGCCATCCTTCAGTGTTTTGGATAAGGTTGTTATAATAACTAACCTGTGCCGATAAGGAATGAAGCATTGCATCTTTACCTGAAGAAACTCTAGCATAAGCACATACTCTAGTTTTCCTTTCTAATTGTGGTAACGCATCTATTTTCATTATCGTTCTTTCTTGCATTTTCTACCTCCTTTTTTTGCATTATATATATCGCTCTAAAGTCGGAATTTATCAAGTTATTTGAACGATAAATACTACCTTTTTTGATACAATGTTTTTTAGCTAAAATCTTCTCTGCAGTAGCAAATTCATTATCGTTAATTAAGCCTCTTTGCTTCATCGTTTTTATGATGGATAATGAATTGTAGTAGCATTCAATATTGGTTCTATTCATGAGTAGCCACCTTCTTATCTTTGATGTAGCATTCATGACAACAATAGACTCTTTTTTGATTTCCATATGCTTTGAACTCTTTACCACAATGTTTACAAGTTAATGTATAAAAGGCTTTTTTATTAACTTCTTTTATATGAGCATTCCACCAATCCCAACGGCATCTATCACTGCAGAATTGTTTTCTTTTTTTACCCTTTATAGATTGGATGGTTTTACCACAACATTTACATGTTCCAATCAACTCTAAGTTAATATTTGAATTAGCTAAAAAAGAACGAATCGTTGATATAGGGATATTAAGTTCTTTAGCTATTTTCTTGTATCCGTACCCTTCATTTTTAAGTTCTATAATCTTTGTTTTTTCTTCTAGTGTCATAGGTATAAACCTCCTTTTCACCTTTAGGAGATTTAGAAGCCTTTTTGAGGGGGTACGTTTGAAATGTTTTTTATATAGGAACTTTTACCCAACCTTCCAAATAAAAGCGAACACGTCAAAACGTTGAGGGGTTAAATGAAAAAAAACACCATAGCATAACTATGATGATTAATATCTTGAATATTTGGATTTTACTGGTTTATTACCTTCAGCGATCTGTTTAGCTTCTGCTTCAGTTTTATAAAGTCTTGATTCTCTAACTTTATAACCACCTGTTTTATTTGGATATTTGATTAAATAGAATCCGCCTGAATATTTAACTATTTCAACTTCAACTACGAATATTGTCGATTCGATGATCCACGCTCTATCTCCAGCGTTAAACTTTGCCATATCTACACAAGCACTAGTTTAGTATCTTTGATACTACTTGCTTCCTCTTTTGAAATTTCAAACATAACAGTCCATTCAGCCATATCGCAAGTTCCAATTTCAGGCACCTTTCTTTTGACTTTAACTTCTAGAACGCCATTATTAAAATTGATACTTCTAATCTTATGCGATACACTTCCTGAACCTTCTGATAATAAAACAAATACTAGTGTCTTATCTTCAAAGAAAGACTCGTCATACTTTTCGACAGCGTTCGACAATTTCATACAGTTTTCTACGCTAACATATTCGTTTAATTCATCTGCTGAATCAATAATATGAAACTGACCTTGTACATCAGAACTATCCCATTGAGTTCTAACGATTTCAACATTTCTCTCGGTAGTTGAACATGCAACTAACTGAAAAACTAATAGAAAAAAAGTAAAAATTTGTAGTAGTTTTTTCATCTTAAATCACCCATTCACTTATTAAAGCATTAGCTTCGTATTATTATACCATATATTCTAAAAAATTACTATTTAAAGGCGTTTACTTTTATCGTTTTTAATGGTAAATACATAAGCAGGAAGGTGATCATATTTATGAAAAAAAGATATTATTTAAATGCATCAGTTTTTTACTATTCTGATGAAGCAGGATTTGAGACTTTAACAAGTGCTGAAATGATCAGTGAAGATTTCAACGAAGTAAAACAAATCCTAGATAAACTACCAGGAGACTATTACGAAGGAGAGTACGAGCCAGATCATGCGTGTATAAAGTGTTCTGCTTGTATAATCACTAGTAATGGTGGCAACTTAGATTTAGATACAATGATTGAAAAGTATTACATATTCGAGTTAGAAAACTTAAATAAAGATTTCTTTAAATTATTTAATATGCTAGAACTAAAAATGCAATAGGAAATTCCCTAATTCCTTAATTGGAGTTAGGGTCTTTTTCTTTTATTATTGCAAAATCAGTGTCAATATAAGATGTTTCGTTTAGTACTATTTTTTCTTTACGATACATCTCTTTTACTTTGATAATTGCATCAGCTTCATCTAATGCTTTTACTTCTACAGTCTTTTGCAATGTTTCAGTTATTTCTACTTTAAAAACCTTCATTTAAAAATCTATCCAAATCAAAGTCATTCCCTATTTGTTCATCATACACTTTTGGAAAGCAAGATTTTAACCATAAAAGTTTAGTATGAATTTTAGCTATAACATCAGTTAAATCTAATTTGGCGTATTTTTTAACACCACGTACAAATTCCAATATTTCAAATCCATGAATAGAAAAATCCTCACCATAGTTTGTAAGTATAGC